GGCTTTCCAAAAACTATTTACAATAGACTATTTGTGCAGGGAGTTTTAACACATGGCAGTTTCAGCAAAAAACTTTAGATTTATTTCACCCGGTATTCGAATCGAGGAAATCGATCGTTCCCAAATTCCAGCAGATGAACCAGCAATTGGTGCTTGTGTAATTGGTAGAGCGAGAAGAGGTCCCGCGTTTACCCCGGTTGAGGTGAGAAGCTTTTCAGACTTTGTTTCAACCTTTGGGGAGCCCGTCGACGGCGGCGCCGGCGGTGATGTTTGGAGAGAGGGGAATTACACTTCTCCAATGTATGCAACTTATGCGGCTCAGTCTTGGTTAAGAAACGGTGAGGCTTTAACATTTGTTAGAACTTTGGGTGTTGAATCTGATGATAAACAAACTGGCGGTGAAGCTGGCTGGAAAGTTGGTAATATCGCTGATGATGTAGGACCCGGTGGTCGAGGCGGTGCTTATGGCTTAATGGTATGGACATCTGGATCTAGTGCGACAATATCAGGCTCTCTTGCCGCTATATGGTATTTATCCACCGGATCTATAGAGCTTACAGGCACATTGGCACATGATGGCACTGTCATTGCTGATCAAACCTCCGCAGTTTTTGAGAGCGACACTAGTGGTAAATTTAATGTTAGGTTTAACGGGACTGGCGACAGTGACAGCCCGCTGCCAACTGCTCAATTGGAATTTAGTCTTCAAAAGGGCAATAGTAATTTTATTAGAAAAGTCTTTAATACAGATCCGACTCTAATTGGTAGGGGATCTGCTCACAATCCGGTTGGATACTTCTTAGGTGAAACATTTGAAAATAGTTTAACTGGATCAATGAATGTTAATACTGCTGGCTCAATGTTTGGTATGATTGTTGGTTTGGGTGCCGCTAGCAAAGGCGGCTCAGATTTTAGAAAAGGTGCTTTAGATCAAGATGCATCAGTTCCCAAGTCTGGCTGGATTCTTAGTCAAGATCTTTCAAATGACACAGCTTCTTTTAGCAAGGATATGACAGCTAATATTAATTCTGGAAGAGTTGAAAAGCTTTTTAGACTTGTTGGATTGAATGATGGACAGTGGATTCAAGAGAATCTTAAAGTAAGCATTGAAAACATTAGACCACCTGTTTTATCCGATGTAGATCCTTATTACAGATTTAATGTTGTTTTAAGAGAACTTAGAGACAATGATACTAGTAAGAAAGTGGTTGAATCATTTTTAGACTGTACATTAAATAAAAATTCTGATGATTACCTATTAAGAAAAATTGGTACAAAATATGTCGAATACGACGAATCTACAAATAGAAACATTGAGAAGGGTGAATATGAAAATCAATCAAAATATTGTAGAGTAGAGGTTAATGCTAAATACACCAACGGTTTTACATCTGATTTAGTTCCTTACGGTGTTACTGGACCCACAAGGTATAAACCTGTCGCTTTTGCTGCCGGTGTAAGTGGATCTTTAAGCACCCCAGATGGCGGCGCCGATTTTGTACTGATTGGTAATGAGATGCCGGCAAACGGACAAGCTAATGCTACCGTCAGAAATCAAGCTTCGGCTAGCCTTGTTTGTATCTTCCCAGCCCCAGTGACAAGAAGTCAGGCAAGTTTAGCAACTGTTGGTGCTTTTAGACAAGCCAACTTTGGTGTCTCCGTTCGCGACGATAGTTCAAATCTAGTTAGAGAGGATGTTGTTGACATTAGCAGAATTAGACCAAAAGATGTTCTTGGCTACCAGTCAAGCAGCTTCTTAGATTTTTCTTTTATTACAACATTAGATAATGTTAAGTACAATGGAGCAAGCAGTGCAATTGCCGGCACCTCATCTATTTTGGTTTATGCCGATGATGCACGACAAACCGGTGCTTCATTATCAGCGAAGGGCGGTGTCGATGAGGTGTTAGAGCAAGCAACGGGTGCACCCGGTCTAACAACACTATTCTTCGGTGGTACTGATGGCTTTGATATCACAAAGTCAGACCCATTAGCCCCCGGTTTAGTAACACCAAGTAATAAAGAAACTAGTTCAGAGTACTTTACTTTCGAAAGAGCAATCAACACTGTAAAGAATCCAGAAGAGGTTTCATACAATGTTATTGCTGTGCCCGGTATGACAAACACATCTTTGGTTACAAAGCTAGTTGATAACACTGCCGAGAGAGCAGATGCTCTTGCTGTTGTAGAGTATGTTGGTGGGTATGTTCCACCCGCAGATTACCAATACACAAGCAATAGTGAGACAAATGGTAATGTGAGCACATACATTACTAACAGAAAATCAGTAGCTACAAATTCAAGTTATGCTGCAACTTACTTTCCATGGGTAAAAATTCGTGATAATATTAACAGTGTTGATCTTTGGGTACCACCAACTGTGGCGGCGCTAGGTGCAATGTCCTACACAGACCGTGTACAAGCTCCATGGTTCGCTCCTGCTGGCTTTAACCGCGGTGGGCTATCCTCTGGTGTGTCTGGACTCCCAGTCGTCTCTACAGCCCTTAAACTCTTCAAGGACGACAGAGATGATCTCTATGAGGCTGGTATTAACCCAATCGCTACATTCCCAAATGAGGGTGTTGTCATCTTCGGTCAAAAAACCTTGCAAGTTGAGCGATCTGCTTTAGATAGAATTAATGTTCGCAGGCTTCTAGTATTCCTCAAGAGAGGCATTTCTAGAATCTCTAACGGTGTTCTATTTGAGCCAAATGTGCCAGACACCTGGAACAACTTCAAGAATCAGGCTATCCCATTCTTGAACGATGTTAAGACTCGCTTTGGTTTAACCGACTACAAGTTGGTTCTAGATGAAACCACAACAACACCTGACTTGATTGACCAAAACATCTTGTATGCCAAGTTGTTCATCAAGCCAGCAAGAGCAATTGAATACATTGCTTTGGACTTCATCATCACCAACACTGGAGCATCATTTGATGATTAATTTAAAGAGAAACTATTTAGGTTTAGGAGACAAGAAATAAATGGCTACAGCAATTCCAGTATGGGCTAACCCACTAACAGAACCAAAAAGAAAATTTAAATTTATTTTAAACTTGGCAGGTATCCCAGCCTATGTTGTTAAGACAACTGACAGACCCTCTGTTACAGTTGGTGAGGCACAACATGAATTTTTAGTTCACAACTTTTACTTTCCAGGTCGTGTAACTTGGAATGAGATCAGTATTTCCTTAGTAGATCCAATCGATCCCGATGTCTCCAAAAGATTGTTGGATCTAGTAAGAAATGCCGGCTATGTTTACCCAAGTGACTTTAGTGGCTCACCATCAGATCCAAATTACCTAAGAAAGTCTTTAGGTAAATCAAACTTTATTGATCAACTAGGTCAGGTTACAATTGATACTCTCAACACCGCTGGTGAAACAATTGAGACTTGGAGACTCAACAATGTTTGGGTTAAGTCAGTAACTTACAACCAGATGAGCTACAGTGATGAAGGCTTAATCGAGCTACAGCTACAGATTAGATACGACTGGGCTGAGTTAGAATCCTTCAGTACCACTGAATAATTTAGTTTTTAACTAATTATTTTAATGAGTAATTCAAAGCAATCATACGGTAGCAGTATTTTATCCAAGAATCAAAGATATTCTTCTTTGTATAATGGACAAAATCCAATAAAACAAGATAGTATGTTTGTTGCAGCACAGCAGCAGCATCGCTTTTACTTACTAATTGATGATATTCCAGCAGCTTATATTACTCAAGTCGATAGACCATCCTATACAATTCAAACACAAGAGCAGCTTTTGTTAGATCATGTTGTTCGTTACCCAATCAGAGTGAAATGGGATCCTATCAATTTTACAATTAGAGAGATCTTAGATAACAGTAATGGTACAGTTGGTGCTAATTTAATGAATAAGCTTTTAGCTCAAAGTTATTACTACCCAGACAATGTAAACACAGCAGATGCAGTACAATCATTAGATGCAGTTGGCAACCCACAGTTAGCAGCAAACGAATCAGTTTACGGAACAAAGAATGTCACAAAAGAAAACTTAGTGAGAGCTTTGGGGAATGTAAAAATATTATTGTTAGATCCAGATGGAAACTCAGTTGAGACTTGGGAAATTTTTAATGCAATGATTGTAGGACTAAAATTTAGCTCCTTAACATATAGTGGCGAAGCCTTAACAGATATTGCAGTTAGTGTACAATATGATTGGGCAAAGCTTTCTTTAGGCTAAATAAGAGGAAATAATGACAAGAGACAATTCGGGTCGGACCCAAATACCACCAGAGGTATTTGAGCAGTTCATGAAGCAGCAAGAGCAAAAGGCTATGCAAGCCGCTCAAGCTGCGCCACCACCAGTACAGCCAACAGTAGCAACTGTAAATGTAGCAGCTTACAATGTTCCTACAGACTTTGTTGATCTACCATCTGAAGGCAGATTTTATCCACAAAATCATCCATGGCACAACAAGAAGACAATTGAAGTTAGATTCATGACTACAAAAGAAGAGGACATTATTACCTCTCCATCTTATGTTCAAAGAGGTGTTGTCTTTGATAAATTGATTGAGAGTGTCAGTGTTGACAGAGTAACTTCAAAAACCTTGTTACCGGGTGATAAACTAGCAGTTATCTTAAATTGTAGAAAGAATGCCTATGGCGATGAATATCAATTTAAATCTATTTGTCAAAACTGCTCTGCTGTTTATGATAAAACAATCAAAATTAGCGAAATTAAAAATTTAGATATTGATTTTGAAGCATACAACATTACTGATAGAAACACTTTTGTTGTAGAGACTCCCATATCTAAAGCCACTGTTGAGTTCAAATTGTTTGACTCAGAAGACGAAGAACATATCAATAATCAGATAGAGAATAGAAAAAAGCACAACTTGCCTGAAGATAGTGTTGCAACAACTCACAGAAGACTAATTGTATCAGTAAATGGTGATACTAATCCAAACACAATTAACTCTTTTGTCACCTCTCTGCTTTTGAGAGACTCAAGATATTTGCAAAAATGCTATGTTGCAGTTAAACCAGATGTGGATACAACTTACCAGCACACTTGTCAAGAGTGCGGTCATGATAATCAAGGAGGTGTGCCTCTAGGGGCAGGCTTTTTTTGGGTTGACGACTGATTATATTAACTCTGTCTATGAACAAATGTTTATTATGACTATGAGAACTAACTTTAGATTCTCTGAGTTGTATTCATTTACCGTTGTACTGCGATCTTGGATATTTGATCAAACTATAAAATACTTCAAAAAAGAGAATGAAAAATAATATTTTCAACTAGCTATTTAGTTTAGAGGAAAATCTGTCAATGACTAAGAATGACATTTTAGCTGCATTAGTAGATGTTCGCCGCGGAAGCGATCGAGAGAAAAGGCTCTTAAATGAACTCCGTCAGGTCGATAGTGATGCATATGGAAAATATGTTGCAAAATTAAAATCTACTTCTACAAGCAAATCAGACCTTGCTGCATCGGCTAAAGGTGCAAGAAAATTAAAAGGTGTAGCAGAAGAGCTTGGAAATGCTCTTATAGGCTTGAAAGGTGGACTCAATGATATTGAAGCCGCTGCAAAAGCTGTTTTTGATGACAAGCAATCAAGAATGGCAAGGGGTATTGCAGTTGCTGGTAACCTTCTTAAGAAAAATGTGGATGAAATTGAAAAATATAGAATTCAATTAAATAAGTTAAATGTTGGCGAAAGCAGAGCATATATTTTGTCATTAAGACAGCAACAAGACCGCCTATCCTCATACAACATTGAATTTAGCAACTTGATTAGTGCAACTTTAAGAGTTAGAGACAATTTAAATGAATTGACTTCTAGCACTTTTAAAGATAACCAAGAAGCATTAACAAAGCTTATTGTAGTTAATCAAAAATTTGGAATAGAACAATTTGAAACTATTGATTTATTAAATAATTTAAACAAAGGATTTAATTTAAGTGGAGAGGGAGCAGACAAATTTTCTAGAACTTTATTGAATTTTGCTAGGCAAACCGGACAACCATTTACTAAAGTATTTAATGATTTTAATAGGTCGGTTGATCAATTTTTTGTTACTTTAGATTCTAGTAAGGCACTACAAAGGTTTAGTGTTTTCCAACAAGCAGCTAGAACACTTGGTACAAGTGTCAATGGACTCCTAGGAGTTGTTGATAAGTTTGATACTGTTGAAGGTGGCTTTGAGTTGGGTGGACAAATTAACATGCTTCTTTCAAACTTGGGCGGTACTTTTGATGCCCAACAAGCTATTTTAATGTCTAGACCCGAAAGACTAAGATATTTAGCTGAATCAATTGCTGGTGTTGGTGGCAGAATTAGAGGCATGAGTGAGCTAGGACAAAGAGCTATTATTCGCCAACTTTCACAAACAACAGGGTTTGATGTTGGAACAATTAGAGGATTTATTGATAAGGGCATTGGACCAGAATTAGACAGAATGCTTGAGAAGTCAGATCAAATGACAGCTATGTCCGCAAAAGATCAAAAACAATTAGCTGACGAAAATACGACAAGAGCAGAAAGAAGACAAATAACAAACGATAAACTTATTAACAAACAGACAATAGCAGCAGAAAAAGTAGCTAGTAATTTAGAAGCACTAAATCAGACCTTGCAGCAACAGGGATTACAGAGGCTTGGAACCTTCATGGATAAAATCCAGAAAAACCTTGAAGCTCAACAAAAAGCTTTGATGGATCAGATCAAGCGAGGTGTCACAGTAAAAGTTACAGGTGTTAGTGGTGGTAGAGCAACCTTACCGACAGGTCAATAAGGAAATATATTATGTCTCATAAAAAAATATTTGGAGCGATAAGAAGTCAAGAAAATCAATTCATCTCCCTACAGGAAGATCCAAAGCTTTCTAGTGGTCCTTCAGAGGAAAGAGAACTAAGAATAAAGTATCCTTTTGCTAATGTATTTTTAGAGTTTCCAACGACTGGAGATTCGGCAGTATTTCCAGCTTACTTAAAAGCCTTACAAGACACTTTCACACCTAGCTTTAGCCCAATCTCTGTATTTGGTCGTCAAGATGACATTCCAGTTTACCAATCGACCAAAAGATCAATTTCATTTACATTGGCAATGCCTGCTTTTAATGAGCAACATGCAATTGATATCATGAGAGATATCAATACAATCATAAAAAACTTATACCCAAGTTATGTTCGAACAGAAACAAACAGAACTAGAATCATCAACTCGCCTCCATTGGTTAGAGTTAAGTTCGCAAATCTAATTTGCGATTACACAAATCCCACCAGAGGTCTTTTAGGCTATGTCAATGGCGGCATTAATATTACTCACGGTATTGATACCAATGGCATCTTCATAGTAGAGGACGATGCAGGTGGTACTGTGTATGCTAAGTCTTATGAGTTATCATTTAATTTTAGTGTGCTTCACGAAGAAACTCCTGGTTTTGACCCCGAGACTGGTGGATTTATTGACTCAGAGCAGTTCCCATATGCTTTGCAAGGTGATACTATTCCATTCACTGCACAACAAAGTGATGGTATCGCTGATGTTGCCGATGCAGCAGTAGAACTGGTTACTGATGCCCTTTCCAGTGCAAATGCGATTGGCAATAGAGCTAGAAAAATAGGAAGTTTAATAACAGATTTGGTAAAATAATATGGCTATATCAAGATACAGAAACTCACTACAATTTATAAATGCTACCGAAGGCTATCGAAAGGCATTTAAAAAAAGATACGGCGAAATAGGTATTAGACAATTACCAGTTACATTACTAAAATATCCAAATCAGGTCGAGTATAATGATATAGAAACAACATCTGTTGTTTGGAAAAGAGGTGATAGATTTTACAAATTAGCAAGTGAGTATTATGGCTCACCAGAATTATGGTGGGTAATCGCTTGGTTCAATGGAAAGCCAACTGAACAGCATGTAGAACTTGGAGAAGTAGTACAGGTACCCCTGTTCTTAGATGAAGCATTAAGTATTTTTGGATTATAATATGAGCAACTCTTCTGATTCCTCATTAAATTTGTTTTTCCCACTGTCAAAAGGTGGTCTTAATAAGCAGCAGTTTATATCTGATATATTTGCTCCTCAGATTAATAGAGGTACAAATTTAGCAAATAGATCTGGCATAGCCAAGGTTTTGTACGATGATACTTTTCCTCTTCAATTGTGTAAAAACATGCCAGAAGATGATCATAATATTCTAAAAGTTGTAAGAGAGAAGGGTAAAGAGCACATTGTATCTTTTAACCCAAACCTCTATCAAGAATTTGAAGAATCTTACTCAGCAAACAAAGAAGTTGACCCTGTTGAACAAAAGAAGTATAATGAGTATGTAAAATTTATGACCAAGATTGGCACATCAGAACTTTCTGTCTTGCAGCCTTTCATTAAATTAGTTTACAGATATCGAAAAAACAAAGGAGAGGATTGGAAAGAGTTTGTTATACCATTTCCCTCTTTTACCACTGAAGAAGAATTCATGCCTATTTTAAGCTCTAAGTTTGCAAGAGGTGATGGTTGTGGTATTGAATCAGTCACAACACAAAGAGAATTCCCACAGTTCGGTAACTTCTTAAATGTTAAAGCAAATATAAGTTTTTATTTTCAAAACTTAGGAATCCTAACAAGAGAGCTAAATTTTCCAAACAGAGACTTGCCAACTCCTTTTAGTTTTTTAAAGGTTATGGCTCCTCTTTCTCAAGAGACAGAACAAATAGTATTAGAGTACGGCTACTCATTAAACACAAAGTTTACAGATCCTACAATTATTCCACCTGGAATTCAAGAAGAAATTTTAAGAAGAGAAAGAAAAAGATTTATTTTAAATTATTACAGGCATAATTTTAATATTGAGCAAAATGGTTCTGTAAGACTCACTGTAGATTATACATCAAAACAAGATTTTGATTTATTAAAAGAAACAAGTGATATTTCAATAACTGAAAACATTCCAGAAATTAATGCCCTTTCAACTGAAAACCCACAAATTAAAAAATTTATTCAATCTTATACAGAAAAAAGAAAGAAAAGAAAAGAATTAGAAAAATCAATAAAAGAATCTAGATTAGTGATAAAGAAAAGAAAAGGTGCTGCTAGGATTAGAGGACAGTCTCAGCAGACCAATCAAATTCTAAAATTAGAAAAGAAAGTTAATATAGAAAAGAAACAATTAAAAACATTAAATATTGAAATCAATAGTTTAAAAGACAAGTTATCTTTGTATGTAAAGCCCAACTTCCTTGACAGCATGATATCACACATGGATGTTTTTAAGATAAACTTTGCTACAAAATCAACAGCCTCTAATACAAATAACACTAGAGACTTCTCCATGAAGGCATTTTTAAATTTGGTTGTCAAAGACAGGAATACAAAAGGTGCTTTAAGGGACATTCTTCTATATGAGATCCCAACCAGTTTTTCTGTTGCAGATTTTAAAGATAATATTATTTTAAGTTCTATAGAGGGTGTGAATGCTAAACAAAAAGAGACACTAATAGATAATCTTGCTGGCTCTTCTTTTAATGCTCCAAAGGGTCTTAAGTCAACTTCCGCTGGAGATAAGAAATTTGGAGACATAGTATTCTTTCCAGTTAGAGCTTTAATTGCAGCAGCATATAGACAACTTAATGAAGACGATAGAAAAATTGCACACTTTACCAGCCTAGGAAATATTAATGCTAGATCTCTAGGCAAAGAGTATGTTATAAACATGGGCGATATTTTAGTTGAGTTAACTTATTTTCAAAAATGGTTTTACGAACACTACACCAAGAAAGGTAGATTAATTTTTACTTTAGGTGAGTTTGTTGAAGATGTTGTAAAGAAGCTGGTGCCTTCTATCCTAGAAGACAATACAATAGATACTTTTGGTAAAACAAGAATTGGATCAATCCAAAGAACAAACTATCTAACTGAAATGCAACCTGGATCTCAAACAAGACAATTGTTTAGAGATGTTTATCATACGACAAACAAACTAGCACTCAGGCAGTTATCAGGTAGAGTTAAAAGAACATCAGAAACTAGAACTAGAACAGATGTGAGAACTTTTGTTCACTACTCTTTGGTAAGAAATCCAAGCTCACCAATTGGTAGTGCCTACTTAAAAAGAAAAGTAGCAAATACTAATTTTAGAGAGGACAATGACATTCAGTTTGGCTGCCCACATATTAAGATTGGCGCTGATGAAGGCTTGTTGAAAAATATTAGTTTTAATGCAAACGATTTTGCAGGTATGAGACTTGCATTTTGGTCTGAAAATCTTAGAGATACAGCAACAAACTTATTAAGATATCATTATTCTGCGAATGTTGAAACAATTGGCAACAATGTATTTTTCAAGGGGGGCTTTTTTGGCATTCCATCTAACCTATTAGGCATTGAAAACGATGATTTTGACCCTGGTATCTCTGGATATTATGCAATTCAAAGAGTAAATGATTCAATTAGTTTAGGAAATTATACAACAAACTTAACAGCAACTTGGTTTTGGCACCCAAGGCTAGCAAAGGCTAAGGGCGGCGAGTCTGTAAAAGATGGGCAGAACAAGACTGACGATATCCCACCAACAAGAGTCGGCTTGTCATTAGCAAACTACTTCGAAGAGATCTTAAGATTAGATGCGGAAACTCTAGCTAAGTACGGAATTGGTCCAAATGCATCAATTTCAAGGGCTGAAGTAGAGGAAGCAGCGGGTGTGCAAAAAGACACATTTAAAGATATTAAGGAGAACTTCTAAATGGCTAATACTCCTTTTGCAAATAAAAACTCTAATACAAAAGAGTTATACAAAAGTAGAGAGACCTACGAAGAGTTTTATCCAACCGATATCGATCAGTTTGATTTATGGAACAATTTACCTTTATATGGCAGAGTAAATGAAGAAGGCACACCAGTTTTCCCAAATGAATCAAAATTACTTTATATTTCACAGAAGGGCGATAAAAAACAATTAGCAGTTTTGAATTTTGTTGCAAATGCTTTTAGAAAGATGAGAGAGCATTATAAAACAATTTTTAGATTAAATGCAGAAGCTGGTCCAACGAGATTCTTTTCAAGTACACTTGAACCAACCAGAGCATGGGAAAGCCCCATTATTGGATATAACAACTATATTCAATCTGTATATGAGGACTTTTATTCTAATGTCTTAGTTAGATTAGAGCAGAGTGATAAAATTAAAAATTTTGAAGATTTTACAAATATATTATTTGAATACATAAGACAAAATGGAAAAGCTTTTACTAGATTAGCATATGGTGAATCTGGAAAGTCGACTGTTTTAAATACAGGATTGGCTATTGAAATATACTCTGGTGAGTACGGAGATGATAAATTAGCTGCTTCGTTTATTAATGATCCTAACTTTCCAATATATCAAGAGTTGTGCAGAAAATATGGATTTAAGATTGATAGAAATATTCCATGGAGAATAGTCGCAAATATACGAAGTAATAATCTATTTCCCTTTATTAAAGAAAAAATACAAAACAAAACAGAAAACACTGTTGAAGACATTTTTAGAGAATTTTACATCTCGTATGATGGTAATGAGTATTTTGAAGAATTTATAACTTATTTAAAAAGCTTTTATGCTACTTTTTATCAGACCAACAGACAATATAAACAAAGCATTTTTAACTCTGATGAACTTTGCAATTCTAGAAGCTATAAACTTGTTAATAGAGAAAGTCCGACTTCAGAAAAATTAAATTTACCTTTGTTACAAAAATTAATTCTTTTTTATAAATTTAGATTAGCAGAATTAAATTTAAGGGCAAGTAATAAAAGACAATCATTCCATTTAAAAAATGTTACTGCAATTGTTAAATCACTAAAAAATGAGCAATTAGCTACAAGAAAAGCTCTTGAATACATTAAATACAATCTAGGCACCGCAGCTTTTCGTGAGATACCACTTGCACAAAACAACTTGACAAGATCCAACGATGGTGTTACTATGTCTGCACAAGACCAGTTCGACAAGAGGACCGGTGAAAACAGCAGGTATTTAACAGATGATCTTTCAAGTTCTTGATAACAAGATTGAGTGTGTCGGCTACTACAGTGACGGCAAAATCTACAAAGAAGATGTTGGACATGGCTTTACCCAGACCTGGGATAGCTCTCCTAACTTTATGTCTAGTGCTGTAGATTATGCAAAGATCTATGCCGGGGTGGATAGTATAGATGATGTCCCACTACCGGACCACCTCCACCATAGGTGGCAGCACTCCACCAAACGGATGAAGTCGTTTATCAAGTCACTAGGTAAGGCTAAGGTCAGCTTAGACGACCACTGCTTCTATGACCTAGTTCCAGACAAGTTCCTCACAGATTTTTATGAGGACAAGACTGAGATTACAAAGTTTGTGTTTGAAAACTTTAGTAAGCCTGCTAACTATTCTTTCTTAAAAGAAGTTAACTTGCTTCTAACCAAGATCTCTGGTCAAAAGCTGATCATCGACAAAAGTAAACTGAATCAGCGATTTATGAAGAAGACTGACTTTGTTGCCGTTCAAAAGTTCTTAAACAGCAGCGACAAAATCAGCTACAACATCTTCAAGTCCAAGACGGGTCGCCTCTCTACTCAGAAAAATAGCTTTCCAATCTTAGCTTTTGATAAGAGATTCCGTCAGATTCTAAAGCCACATAACCACTGGTTCTTAGAGCTAGACTTCAATGCGAATGAACTTCGTGTTCTACAGGCTCTAAATGGTGTAGAACAGCCGAAAGAAGACATCCACGAGTGGAACATCAAGAATGTTTTTAGAGGGCTAGGAACCCGAGCAGAAGCGAAGAAACGGGCTTTTGCTTGGCTCTACAATCCCAACTCTGAAGATCACCTAATGTCTAGATTTTACAATAAAGATAAGATTTTGTCAACCTACTACAAGGACGGCATCATCACTACACCTTTTGATCGTAAGATTCCTAGCGATGATTTTCATGCTCTAAACTACCTAATTCAGAGTACAGCTTCAGATGTATGTTTAACTCAAGCAATCAAGTTAGATGAGCTACTAAAATTCAGAAAAAGCTACATTACAGCAGTCATTCACGATTCAGTCTTAATCGATTACAACGAGGATGATAGAGACCTTTTAAAAGAATTGGTAGAGACTTACGGTAACACTGACTTTGGAGAGTTTAAGGTTAACATCGCTGCTGGTGTAAACTATGGAGAAATGAAAGAATTATGCAGGTAATCGGAATCGGAACAGGTGGTAGTCAGATCGCCACTGAGTTAGCCCAGCATGAAGCTTATGATATCATGGTGATTGATACTAGCTTTAAAAAAGAATTAAATAATGTCGAGCAAATCTTAATTGATAGTCAAGAAACAATCAAAGAATACGAAGAGAAAACAAACCTTGACATTAGCAAAAAAGTGAGGCATAATAATGTTCATGTGTTTTTGTTCGGAGGTGGTAAGACTACCGGAGCAACACTTAGAATCTTACAGAGGATACAAGATAAAAAAATTACTGTTCACTATGTTAGACCTGAAAAGAACTTTCTATCTAACAAACAAAAGTTAAGAGAGCGAATGACTTGTGGTATACTACAGGAGTTAGCCCGCTCAGCGGTGTTTAGTAAAATATATCTTTATGATGCTCTAGAAGTTCTAAAAGAGGCAGAAGTCAACTTCTTACAGAAAAAAGACTATGTTGCCAGTACAATAGCAGGGATGTTTCATATGACAAATTACATTAAAAATACAGAGGGTTTATTCACAAATGTAGAAGAGCCATCGGAAGTCAACAGAATCTCTAGCTTTGGTATGGTAAACCCTGAAAATGGAGAAGAGATGTTACACTTTCCTCTTGACAGCATCCGAGAAAAGTGTTACTATTTCGTTATGAGCAAGGAGGCACTGGAAACACCCGGTGTCATCGAAAAAATTAATAATCAAATACAAGAAAATAATGAACAAGCTTCTTTTAAAATTATTGATTCAGAATGGTCTGATAA